AATCAAGAAATGATTTTGCTTTATCGTCGTAAACGTCGCCCACTTCATTTTTATTTGAGTTTAATATTCTGTACAGCGTTAAATATTTTGACCAATCTCTAATTTCTGTAACATCATGTAAATCGGTTTTGCTTAGCTTGGTCCCATCATTAGCAAATACGCGCATGCGATCCAGCTCATCTAATATTTCTTTTTGACTCTCTCTGTGTTTATCCAGGAATGTTGCGCGGCCATCTCTTAAGTGTCTATGTATGTCGTCTTGTTGAGCTATTAAATCCTCATCATTCGAGAATAAAAGGTCAGCAGCAGACGTTACCACTTCAAAAGTTATGTCCTTTGTGGTGCTTGTTGGTGAACCTGTTGATGTAGTTATTCTGATTGTGGCAGTTTTTAACCCTGCCGTTTCATATGCCCAATCAAGGTACTTATTTGTTGTTACTGTTATATATGATCCACTGGCCTCTGGTTTAATTTCTACGACAGTGATGGCGCCTTGATCGGTGCTAATAAATGATTTTGTGGCATCTATTCTTGTTTTATCATATTGCTGAATTATACTTTCAAATCTTGCTTGTATTGAAATCATAGAATCCTCATTTTAATGCCAGAAATTTTGCAACCGTTAATAATTTACTTGTGTCACTTCCAACAGCATTTGCTAATGCCTCGCCCATAGTGTCGGAAATATTATAATCATCTTTTAGAGCATTCCAGACAGCATCTGCCAATGATTGCGGAGATAATTCCGTAAATGGATCAAGATCAGCAGACAAATCAGCAAGGCCTTTAATACCTGCAGACGACGATCCTACGCCTGATATTGAACATAATGCGCTAACTGTTGCGCCTATGTATGCGTCTACTGTTGCACTGCCTGATATAGAACAAACGCCAAATACCGCTGCGGATAATGCCGCATTGTTTATTTGGCCTGTTCCAATCATGTTTGATGCAAACTCTAAAATTAAAATCATGTTTGCAAAATCAATTGAACCAGCGCCTACAATTGTTGATTCAGCATTTCTGCCGCCTGCGAGATTGGCGCTTGATAATCCTGCAATGCCTTCTATTCTGCCTGTTGACGCTAACCCACCGTCTGACCTTGGATTGACATAAGTGTACGGAGGACGATAGCCGTTTGGTTGACAAACAAATTTATCGAATTGCATAAATCTGTTTTGATCTGCGCCTGATTGATTAAAATTACTTCTAAGCGTTGACTGGGCCGTCCCAATATTTCTATTGGGATTTTTCATAAACAGCGAATGATTGCCAATCAAACTCATGGTATTAGCTCCAAGCCATATCTAAGTGTCCATAGTACGGAGTGTTTGTTGGAGTGTTTGCGCCTGACATTAACAACCAACTCAAACAGGCGCCATCTTCAATTTTTGGGAAACTTGGCATTTGGTTTACGCAATCTCGTTCTGACCAGACGCCGATTGTTGTCATAGGGATTGTAACGATTGGAACACATAACATCACACTAAATTCGCCAGATAAATAGGACGCGCTCAATTGAATTGATTCAACAGATGTAATACCGGAATCACCAGCGGCTAATGGGACAAATGGATTATACTTCCCTGCGCCCGCTCCTGAATAAAGAACCGTTCCGTTAGCTGCGCCAGATTTACATGTAGGCAATGTAGCTGGAGTCGCCCTGCTTCCGGTGAATGAAGTATTTGTATATCTAAAATCAAGCGTTGGAGTTGCTGCGCCCATTGCCGTTGCGTTGGTGTTGTATGCAAATTTTCTAACTCTGTCGCCATTGGTATAACGTGGCAATAAAGTTGTAATATTATGTGTCCCTGTTCCGGCATCTGTGATGTTTATATATGTTCCTGCCACTGCGTTTGCATACGATGTAGCAAGTCTGCAGGTTGTGTTCGATAAATAAATAACAAAATAATCCGTTGCTGTTGCTAATCCTGCTGGCAGTGTCCCAGATGTTGTTAGTCTAACACAGGTATAATTTTTTAATTGATAAAATGCATGGGTGCAAATATCTGTTGATGCATCGGCGGTAAATGTGTAGCTGACATTCAATGTATTTGTAAATGATTGCAGCGTTGTGGTTGTTACTGTCGTTACTCGATAAAATCCAACCAAATCAACCAACATTAGAACAGCAGGCATTGAGGTTGATGCCCCTGAGCCTGCCGACAAATTGATTAAATATTTATCCATTGGACCAACGTCAGGGCCGGAATAAATTCCTGTCGCATTGGTTGTTGAATAACTCAACGGTTGAAATGCTAAGTTTGTCCCTGTGTTAGCCACCGAATCCGCGCCAGGCGCGCCTGTCCCTCTGAATAAATGATGCCATTCCCCTGCGACTGCTGCAGCTGTTGGAAGGAAGTTTTTATTCCAATCTTGACGATGAAATCTGCCGCTAGTAATCGCATTTGTTAAAGAATCTAAAGATGAAATGGCCATAAAAATACCTCTATATAAATACCGTTTTTAATTCGCCTATAAATTGGTTACCCGAAACACTTCCAACAGGAAGGCATAAAAAATTCAAATATGCATCGTCTTTTATTTCCGGCACTAATGATTTATCTACAAGAAAATCAATTTCGCTAAATGCTGTTATCTCGTATGTGCTTTGTGATGAAATAACTTTTACTAATACCAGCGCAAAAAGTCCAATATCAACGCCGTTCATCGTAACAGATTCTATTTTTCGCACGCCTTTGTCGCCATCTTGCAGCGGTATAAATGGCCCGTAGCTATTTGGATCATTGTTAGTTGTATGGCTATTAATAATATTCCCAGTAACAGATGCAGTGTTTTGTAAAGTCAATTTAGAAACTCTGCCTGTAACTCCGTCGCTGTTGGTATATTTAACCGTAAAAGTTTGGCCGCCTGTTCTAGCGCCTAACGATACCGCCATCATGTTAACGCCAAATCCGTCTGGATACCTTGGCAATGGTATTGACGTAGTTAACATTTGCTCGTCAGTCGTTGACTCATCAATGAAGGAATAGAACATTAAATAATCGCACAAAATCCAGCTGGACGGGTGATAGTTTGCACTGCCTCCGTAAATACTAATTTGCCTCAAATATTTTTTACTAGGTGAAACATTCCCACCGTTAAAAATTCCTTTATTTACTGAATAACTTAAAGCAGTGGCGTTTAATGGTATGGCCGCATAATATTGAGCGGACGGATAGCCAGGCGACATAGATGTATCAAACCAAGTTCTTGATGCAGATGCTTGATTGGGTAATTTTCGGAATGAGGTATAAATAACCTTCCCCGATAATTCCGCATCAACTAAGTCACCTGTAACAATCATTATTTTTTATCCTTCTTTTTTATAGCGCCAACGCCAGTTAGAACAGAGCCAAGCTCCACTATAATTGGTTTTTGATTACTCATCTTAATCCTCACTCACTGATAATGCTGCAATACTAAATTGCGGTTGCACTAAGTTTTGCACGGTCAAAGATGCGTTTAATGCACCTTTATAAAACACTTGGCCCGCGCCAGACGATGTTTCGACTAGCGCGCAATGGGTTAGAATATTTGAACCGCCTGTACACTGTGGAAATTGAATTAAATTTGCATTAGTAAATGTGCTGCCGCCATCGGTCCAACCAGATGATTTAATAATTGTTTGTCTTGCATAGCCTGTATAATCGGCCTCGGCAGCAAGTGAACCTGCCTCGCCTGGATCGGCGGTAAATAATGCTAAGTAAATATTTGCATTACCTCTATAGGAAGGATCGACTCCTTTTAGTAGCATTTTTAAAGTGTCATTTTCGGTTGTGTTGGACTTGCTCATTTAATACCTCTTTATGAATATGAATAACTTGCTCTATCATTCCAGACTTTAATAAATTCATCTGTCCCATCTGCGCTCAAAACACCTGTTGGCGTTATTGTTATTATCTGCCACAAAGAGGAACTTAGCGGAGTGCCAGGTTCTGCCTTGCCAATGTAGGTTAAATTTGAATTAACCTCATCAATCATTATTTTATATAGACCATCAGACATGGGAAACCTCTGTCAATATTATGTTAGGCGTGCCTGATGATGATCCAATGTAAACGTTCACTGATGGCCCTACGTTTAAAATATATGGTTGGTTTGCTGTTGGAAAATTATACGCTGGTATTCCAGACGGTGAAAATGAAAATCTAGCAGATGCCCCAGACGGTTGCATAATTAGCAATGCCCTGTTTGCTTGATTTGAAACGCCAACAGATGCTAATTGGAATGTTGTCGATAGCGCCTTGGTTGCTGTTACTGCTGCGCCGTTTGGAGATGGATTAGAAACTGTCTTTACCCTAACCGTTGTTTGTGAATTTACCTCTTCAAATTTTGTAAATTCCCTATCATGTATTGAGGTTGACAGTGCCATCAAGTTCCTCTTTTATCGTCTGTTCAAGTTCAACATGGAACCACGCATAAAAGTAACCGTTTGCAAAATTGATCTGATAATTAAACCAGATTTTTCTTTTTATGTTATTAACTCGCATCAAGTTAACTAATCCCTCTGCGGTCTTAGACTTTAAAAAACTAGGACTTGTTTGCGATGTTACTTGCATAAAAATAAAGCAGGGGATTTCTCCCCTGCTGTTTTAAGTAATTAATCGTTTAGAGCAAAGATCAAGGCAGAATTACCAGCGCCAGCAGATTTCTCATCTGTGTGTAGTGCTTTAACTCCGAACAATTGATCAATGGCCACACGCTCGGCGCCTACGCCAAATTCGTTTGCTTTTTGAGAATCCATTGCCGGACCAGATTGGAAACCGTAGGCAACCGATTCTTTTTCGCAAAGGTAAAGTTCTTTATCTGCCAATCCGTTGTGAACGATAACTGGCATACCAAAGATTTTACCGATAACACCATCTGGAACAACTGCGTTACCGCCGTATTCAAGATTTTTTTGAAATTGTGATAGGCCCATGATAACAGTTTCTTGGGCAACTGAGGCCAACCAGAAACCCTGACGAGCATTACCATCATTTTTCAAAAAGCGTTTACGCATATCTTGCAAGTTGGCAAATGTAACATCAACATCTGCACCTACGTTTTGATAGTGAGCAGCAGCAGGCCCTAAAACTGAAATCAAGGCGCTATCGAAATAGCGAGCATGAGCAGCAGCAGCGCGTTTTGCAAACTCCATTTCTGAATTGATGTTTGATTGTTTCTTTGTCATTGCGTCCAAGATGTATGCAATATAAGCATTGTTATCTAGGTTCAATGTGTCGATTGTGGAGGTCAAAACGCTCGCGTCGCCTTGAGCTGCCTCAACGCGATCAACCACTGTAAAGCTGGTCAATTTTGGATATGCAATTGATTTTGCGCCGGGCACTGCGAACACTGATAAATCAGTGAACCATTGTCCTAGCACTGATTGGAATGCCAATTCTTTTTGAACTAGTGCAAGGATCAAATCCTGTTTTGTTGCGCCTAATTCTGTGTTGCCTGTTACTACGTCTGCCATTGTTTACTCCCTTTTTTATTTTTTATACTGCCCTTTCTTGAGCATTGTTTCTATGTCTTCTCTTTTTAACGCGTCCAGCGTTTTTGGTTTTTCATTTTTCGAGTTATCAACTGGTGCCACATCTTTAACTGTTACTGCGTCCGATTTAAAGAAGTAACTCTTTTTAGTTTTTAACTCTCCAATTAGGCCCGACACCGTACTGGCATCAACCTCATAATTTTTCCCAACCTTAATTTTTTCCAAGTCTGTTTTTTCCAGAGCTTTTAAAAAATCGTCAGGAGCAAGGCAACCGTTTTGAACAGCAACGTTTTTAATCGCGCTGCTAACAACATTCCAACCGTAGGATTTCTCTTTTTCCTCTAGTTGTTTTTTTAAAGTTTCATTCTCTTTTTGGTAATTACCAGCAAGTTCTTGAAACTTTCCTTGGGCTTCTAATTCCTTCTTAGAATGTGCCTCAAGGGCGCTTTGAGTTTCGGAATATTTATCTTTTAATTTCCGATTCTCTCCGAGCAATTCAGAGTTTTTACTCTCCATTGCCTCGATGCGTCTTTTAAATGTTTCGATTGATTCAGCATCGCCGCTGGCGTTCTGATCTGCTCCGCTGGAGCTGCCTGTTTTACTCATTGTAAATACTCCTGTTTGTTTGTCAATACCTGATAAAGCGTTGCACAGATTTTACTAACATCGCACTAACTTTATCAAGAAATGATTTTCTAGTTACAATTTGCTCTTGAATGTTCCTGCCTGCATCTGATTGCCATTCATAGATTTGCTTCATAGTTGATTGTTTGCCTTTCATATTCCTGCCGTTAGATTTCTTGTATGGTTTATGTTTTTTTTCTGGAAAGATAAATCTAAATTGATTTTGAGCAGTAACGTAAAATGATTTCATTGAATCCAATAGCTCACCAGTGGCGGTTAAATTTGAAAATGCTGCTCTAAATTTTGCATGCATATTATTATATCGCGCTAAGTATTCCCTATATTTTATAGACGCTCTTTTTAATGATGGCGATAATCCGGCAATTCTTGTTTCTATTATTAATTCTTTTTTAAGTGTTTCCTTGAAATCACTGCGAGCAATGGCAGAATATATTTTTCTTTTTTGCGCCTTTGTAGCTCGCTCTAATCCTTTTAGGTTAATTGTCACCTTAGTGCTCATTCTGCCTCTAATCTAAGATTTCTAACAATGTCCCTAATATCCTCTTGCTCAACAATATCTGCTGCTGTTCTTTCGCCTTGATCGTCTGACCTTGCAATGGCCTCAGCAATTAGTGTTGCCTCTGATTTTGTTAATCCGAAAAACTTTCTTTTAGGTCCATTCTCAATTGTTGGGTGTCCCTCGTAACCTGTCATGTGAGCAAATGCCTTTACTGCATTATCGTCGTCTATCTTGAGGGTAAATTTTCCTTTGGAATAATCATAATCGATTGCCTCTAACATATCGCCGAATAAAGTCATATCAACCTCATCGACTGAAACACCTTTAAAGTTCGCATAGCCTTCGGAATAATCTTTAAATTGTTTCTGGTTAATATCTTTATTTGATTGTGTTCTTTCTATTATTACTTCTTTCGCTATCTCGAAAAAAGCATCTGCCTCTGCTTTGCTCGGATTATAACCTAGCAATGTCGCCAAGTTTATCTCCTGCTTTACCTCGTCCATTGAGAGAGATATTTTCATTTTATTCCTCTATATCGTCCTGCTCCATTTCTTTATTGATTTTGTCCATTTTACTAACGTCTGCTTTTTCTTCTATCTCGCCAGTCGCCAGTTTGTTATCGATAATGTTTTGTTGCAGTTTCTTTAATGCATCGGTCCTGCTTATATTTTCTTTTTTTGCAATGTAATCGATAATTGAAACTACGTTTTGCGGCAATTGTCTCTCCATTAAATCCCATTCCTCTGTTTCAGTTTTTTCTGATTGTGGTTTTTTAAATGTAATTGATAGTTCTGAATCTGCCGGAATAGATGGCGACTTCATTAAATTCAACGTGGCAGTTTTTGATAAATTACCTTGCATCGTTTTAATTAAATGGAATAGAGCAATTTCAGCATTTGTAAATGTCTCGAAATCATCTTTATTGCTCATTGCTCTGTCTATCATTGAAACTAATCGCTCAAATCCGCTGGCATATGACTCTCCAGAATTATCAGACGTAATAGCGCCATCAACTGATTGACTCGACAGAAACATAAATAACAATACTTTTAAAAACTCAATTGTGCCGCCAATATCGGCGTTAGGTGTGGCAAATCCAAAATCTGTTTCGACTCCTGCCTCTTTATCATTAGGTAATTTTAAAACGTAGTTAGGTCCAACCTTTACCGATTGTAGCAATGCCTCTTTATTGCCTTTATACCATGCCTGCGCAAATCCCTGCATCTTTACAACTTGAGCTGCCTCACTCATGCGAGTGTTAAACTCAACTGTAAAATCAGAAAAAGGCGATCCTTGTCTAACCCAATATTCGTATTCTTTTACATCTGATATTTCGATAAACGGCAATATGCCTAATTCATTTGAAACATTATCGCCAGAAACAATTTCCCCTGCTCCATTGAAAATAAAATTCAACTGCTTGGTCCAAGCAGCATATCTTTTATTTTTCTGTTTTTCTTTCTCTCGCATTTGAGCTGTTTCATTATATTGATCTGTCGATTGAGCAGACATTGAAAATGTCCCTGTCGCTGGCGCAGGCCTTTTACCTTGCTCATATGCCTCGTTTGATTTGTCATATGCAGAGATAATATAACCAGCAGCATTCTCTATATCATTATCGCCCATGATCGGATCATAGTGGTGCGGTTGATAAATCTTTGTTGTCAATTTCCCATTGGCCGGAACAACTTGCATTAAAATCTGTCTATGCAATTTGTAATATTTCAATGCAGAGCAAACTGCCTTATTAACCCCGATTTCTTGATAAAGCGATTGTAAATCATATTCGCTATTGGCAATACGTCTGTCTGGTTGCTCTTGATAGACGATTGAACTTTTATTGATGGCGCGTTTACAGATATTAATTGATTTAACAACAGGCATTTCTATAATGGTTTGCTCGTCAAACTGTTTGCGTAATTCAGCATAAACATAATTATCCAAGCGGTCCTTTAATATCTCGCTCTTTTTATATGACTCTGCTTTACGTCCTTTATTTTCATTTGATTCAATAATCTCGACAATTTTTCTACGGCCTTCAACTGTTAGTAACAAATCTTGATTAATCATCGTCTATCCTGCGGTATATTGTTAAATTCAAAATCTTTTTTCATCGGAAACAATTTCCAAGCAACATAACCTAAACAATCGGAAACGTGAGTTAGCATTGGGTCGCTTGTTTTATCTAAATCATCGTCCTTCCAAGAAACTTTATTCAAGTCGCCAATAAGCTTTTTGCATTTAGGATTTATCTTTATCCTGCCTGCGGTAAATAGCCTGTTCAAATTGTTTACCCTATCCCTGACAAATGGATTATGCGTTGTGATAACTGTAAATCCATTTTCTTTTAAAATCAAATGATCCGACTTCCCTGACGTTTTTCTATTTTTGCCAGTGCTGTCTGGAATAATAGATGCGCCGCCGTGTGATTCCTTTATTAGGTAATCACTCATTTTATAAGTGTCGCTATTTTCTAACCAAACCTCATCGTGAACATGCAATTCATCGCCGATTACTTGGCAGATAACTGCCGTCATTGGATTAACGTTGAAATCCATACCAGCAAATCTGGTGCCGTGAATTAGTGTTGTGGGTGCAACGTGTTTATCTCTGTCGAATGCATAATAAGCAATGCCATCGTCTGAATCTATGAATTGACCTAGCAAGAAACGCTGCCTTTGTTTCTCTGGTAATCCTGCCAATAACTTCAAATAATCCTCATCAATATTTTTGATATTATCTTGAGGATTCATAATAATACTTGAGTAATCATCTCTGTTAACAGGTTCGCCAGATTCTGGATCAACACCTTGGATAAACAAAGAATAACTCCAATGTTTTTTGGTTGGCGGATTTTCGTCGAAATATGCTTTTTTCTTTAACTCATTTTTTTCTGCCAATCTGGTAATTGCTATCTGCACTGATTTATACTTAATCTGTGAACACTCATTGAAATATATAGTTGAATATTCTTTACCTAGAATTTTTTCTACTCTTTTTTCATCGTCCAATCCTGCAATCCAAATTTCCGAACCATTGGGATATGTCCAAAAATGATCCGTCTTATTCTCGTCCATTGTTAAAGTAGGGAAACTTAATTTTTTAACCTTTGGGAATGTGTCATACCAGATGGACGTTTTAACATGGTTAAAATGTTCCCTGACAATTAGATGTCTAGATTTAACCTTGGACGCTCTAATCATTATTGCTCTGCACAGATAGAATGTTTTACCTGACCTTGATCCGCCATATGCCATAAAGAATTTTTCAGGACCGCCAAGCATGCGTCCTAATTCTTTTTGCTTGTCGGTTAGCTCAAAGATTTGACTCATCTTTACTTATTGTGATGCTGATTGATTGATTTAATTCAGGACGTTCACCATATAGACGCCAGAATCTAGTTTTAAGAGGAAACAAGATTGCTGCAATGTCTGATTTTTTGTGGTCAAACCCTTCTATGTTGCGTCCAGATGCCTTTGCGCTTAGGAGTTTTTCATAAAATAAAAGCGCCAATGAATCGGCAATATCCTTGGCCTCGCCAAACTCTTTATGTCTCTCGGTCCATTGATATGCGCATTCTCTGCTAACCCTAATGACGCCACAGAATGAACCAAAACTTAAACCCTGCTGACAATGCTTTATTAGCATGTCACAGTATTCTTCTTTATATTTTGATGCTGGCATAAAATAACCTCGATGTTTTAAAATTCTTGGTCATTCCTTAAACCACTGTTGATAAATTTGATTTGCAACGCCATAAGTCATTAAGGGAGGGACACTCATGCCAATCATATATTCTGGTTTTGATTTAAAAACATAGTCCAATGGATATGATCCAATTAAATTAATATGCGGCGGTTTTATTTTTTCTTGTTTTAGATTTTTATCTATTAAAAAAACGCCATCAGTCCCCATAACTGTCGGTGATGGCCTGTTGTGTGTCCACCATTTCGGCCGTCTGTTTGCTAGTATGTGCCTTAGATTTGCCGAATTAGAAACATGCCCATCTAGTCCAGTAGCCTCTTTTACTGTTATTGGTTTATTATTAAATGCAATTTTTATTGATTTAAAATTTAAATCCTTTCGTCTGCATATGAAAAACACTCTCTCTCTCTCTTGCGGAACACCCATTGTAGCAGCATTTAACAAAAACAATTGAACATCATATCCGGAAACATTGAATAAATTTATTATCTTTTTGACATATCCTTTCGCATTACCTTGAATTAATCCTTTAACATTTTCAGCAATAACAACTTTAGGTTGTAATTTTCTTGCTAGTTCAATGAAATCAAAAAATAAATCATCTAGGGTCTGACTTGATTGCCCTTCTCTAAAAACTTTCTTTTTTCCCCAATCTTTTTCCCTTGATCCTGCCATCGAAAAACTAGAACATGGCGGCGATCCGTCTAAAATATCTAGTTCATATAATTCTTTAGGTAAATCATCGCGCTGTCTAAATTTTCTAATATCCTCAAGATAATAATATTTTGGTTTATGATTTTCTTTATAATGCCATGCCATCTCTGGATCAATGTCATTTGCGCCAATTACATCAAAACCAGCGAGCTTGTAACCCATTGTTGAACCGCCGCCGCAGGCAAATGTCGAAAATACTTTTAGATTATTTTTTTCAACCTTATCTAGGTCCGTTAAATTCCATCGATAGTTCGGTATGTATTTATCACTCATTAAATTCAAACCCACAACTAGGACATTGATGCATTAAATCATTGCCAAAATTTTCAGTGTCTATTTCTTTGTTTTTATCTGAATAATCCAGCATTTCTGTTTCTGGCATTTTAAATTCTTCTAATCCGAATAATTCAAAATCCAAATCATCTAGCTTTAAATCTTTAATCCCTTCTATCATCTTTAATTCATCATGCTCTGCTAATTCAGCAATCTTGTTATCTGCAATCAGGAATGCAAATTCCTCTGCCTCTGTTTCAAAATCTTGATAATCAACCGCCGCTTTTTCCCAACCTAGCAATTGAATTGCTTGCAACCTTCCGTGGCCAGCACAGATATAACCAGATCGCTTGCTAATAACAATCGGGTGCCGTTGACCAACATGATCAATAATTTTTGCGAGCATTGTTATTTGTTTTTCAGGGTGTTTGTTTGCATTGCGTGGATTCGGAACTAATTTATGCAATTCCACGATTGCGGAATGCGCGCATTTAATTTTCATCTTTACACTCGCTAAGTTAAAGTTTTGTCCGCAGGACAGTAAAATGCTCTGCTCATTTTTTAATAATGTCAACATGCATTATTATTTGTTGATTAGCTCATCACTGATTGGCAACGGAATATTATTTTCTAAACAGTAATTAATCCAATGAAACAGCGCTTGGCGCATACACATTTCACATTCGTTAATATGCTCTGCTGGTTCATAGATTGCAAAATAATCTAAGCATAATTTTATTAGATCATAACCGTAATCATCATTTGTTTGCTCTAATAAATCTTTTAATCCATTAAGTCGCGCAGCAATCGGATCATCAATTGTAAACTTTAACAGCTTTAAATTTGCGTCCATAAATACACCGCCAACATTAAAGACAACCAAAGGATTAAATCAATTAAAAAGTTTTGCCATTTAGAGAGCATACAAAACTCCGTCCACAATACATTTATAATCTTGTATATAAACCTGTTGGTAAAACCAGATGCCATCAATATCCGTTACAATGCCGAATCCTAATTGCCATTGCGCTCTGGTTTTTACATAACTAAAAATTTTATGATTTGCATTGCCCAACCAACCACATGAGATGCCATGACAAACATTACCATGGGCAGATGATATTTTAATTTGAGCTATTCTGTGATCATGTCCATTAATTAAACTGCACATTGCTTTACGTGCAGATGCCTCTGGCGATCTGCCATAGGGTTCATGCCTAGCATAAAGATTTGTGTCCATCACTTGCACTAATTGACTTGGACCATAGGCATGATAATTAATATTCCTTGATTCGAGCATCAACAAATCGTTTACTGTATAAATCCCGATCAAATCAGGTGCCTTCTCTGCTAAATATCTGGATGCGCGATTTTCGTGATTGCCTTCAATGAAATGTAATTCGCAATTTTTATTCTCGTCCCTAACTCTGTCCAAGAATTTATTAACCAAATAAAGTTCATCTTTTAAAATTGATCTATAGTTAGGGTCTTTAGTGTGTGACATGACGCTGTAAAAATCTGCCAAGTCGCCTAAAAAATAAATGTATTCTGGTTGTAATTCGCGGCAAATCCACAGAGCTAATTCAACAGCTCTATGGTCATGGCTTTCATCGATGCCTATATGAGTGTCAGGCCATAATATAGCGCGTTTTACTATCAACAGCATTCCTTTGCTAATGATAGTAATAGAGTAAAGTTTATTCTGGTTGTGTCAAATTTGCTATTTTTAGACTTTCTTTTTTTGCCTCTGGACGCTTGTTTAATTCCATAAGCGCCTTTTTTAACACAATACTAAGTTGACGATGCGCAGGACCAGACACATATTGGCGTCCACTTAGTGTGCTAATTAAATATCCATTTTCGATTTTAACAATTGTGATCATCACTTCACAAACTCCTGCCATGTTCTGGATCCAATACAAAGCAAGCTATATGCCTACCAGTGCCTTTGCCTGCGGTATTATCCTCGGTAGCATGCCATTTTACGTCTTTTAGATTTCTTATTTCGCTGGCATGTTCAATCAACATTAACACCCATTTATCAATAGGGTAAACCATAACAACTTTTTTGCCTTTTTTATACTCTTCGATGCACTTTCTCGCCCACGCTGTAGGCCCTTTTTTCTTGCCATGCTTATCTATAAAACTACCGAACGGCGGATTGACATAATTAGAGCTACCCCATTCCACTGTTAAACCATCATACTCAGGCGGCTTGGGGTATGGGCAAGGATCATAATTAAAATCAAACTCACGTTGCAACTCTGCCATGAGTGATGGCGGCGTAAGCCAATAATGTTTGCTGTCTTTTTTATTGCCGTTTTCAAATCCCATACTATTTGCCTTGCCCCATTGTGTATCCAATATAGATAAGCCAATAAATAATTGTAGTCACTAACCATGCGAAAAAAATAGCTGTCACGATGATATTGAAATAATCTGGAAATTCTTTCATCTCACAAACTCCACATTCTTAGCCCATGACTTCTTATATTCATTCAGAATTGCTGCCTTGTCTTTGAAATCAAACTCAGCATAATCATAATCCTTGTCATATTCAACTTCCCAAATCCAAGCAGCATACGAAATCTTTGCGCCATCTAATTTCGCTAATTGCGCAGCTATAAATTTCTCGCCATTAGTTACTTTATTCGCCACTCCAAATTCATTAACAATAACAGGTGATCTATGCAAATTAATCCATGAATAAATACTTGAGTAAAGCGCATTTAATTCCTTAATCGCCGCATCAACATTGCCTTTATTATTATGCGAATATTCATAGGGTTCATATTGGTGTACAGCATAAACTAAATTATTCCCTTTTAAATTGCCTATCATTTTTAAACCGTCAACCGTTGACCAATCTGGCGCCGGGACAATAATCGGCATATTGCCATCAATTGCTCTAATCGCATCAACTAATTTTTGCGCAAATGCTGACCACTTAGCGGCGTCAATATCATGCGGTTCAACCATTAAATCGTAACCAGCAATGTATTTATTATCCTTGTATTTCGTCGCAATGAATTTCCACATTTCGATATAGGCAGTTTGAGCAGCGGCATCGGTGTAAACTTTCTTATTATTAATGCCATCATTGGTAATGTCATATTCACCACGGCCTGGGCCTGTTCTAAATGCTATAACGATATACAAACCAGCATCTGACGCATGTTTGATTAACGTGTCTAATTTGGTCACAAAATCATTTCGCTTAGTATATTTATTGACATCAAAAACACCTGGCACAGAATAATTAACAAAGTTAGCACCAGCATTTCTTAAGTCTTTTAAATCTTGCAGCGTAATGTTTGGATTCCAAACCTGACCAGCACTTGATCCTTTTTCTTGCTGGTACATATTAGCGCCACGTAATTCACCTTTTAAATATAGATTATATTTCGCACTATCAGTTGTCGGCAATGACACTGGCGGTTGTACTGTCACTGGATCGGGTTTAGGCGGTTGTGGTTTTTCGCAGGCTAATAATAGTAACAGCATTAATATTTTCATAATTCCCCTCGGCTTGATTGCCTAAATTATTCTTTCGCCCACATCGTCGCGGTTAGTTTCTTTTTCTTTTTTGGTTTCATAAAGCATTTTCCTGTTTTTGCATTTCTATTCTGCGATATTTAAATTTACCAATAGGAATAGCAAACTCTCTACCGTCACTAGCATAAATCCTTCCATTAAACTCGCAACCGTATAAATAACTGGTGTTTTTCAGCATAAACACATCACCATTTATGCGAATGTTTTTCATATAGCTTTTATCACCAATCAATTTATTTATTAACCAAATTCGCCAATTACTCATTTATCCCCCTTCAAGCTATCCAACCATTCTCTGGATTTTTTGTCTCGCTCTGCTTTCTTTACTGCTCAAATCTCGACAAATTCGGCATAGTCTATGTATATTACCGTTCTTTAACTTCTTTATAGTGTTGCCGTCCGTAAATTTATGACCATGTTTGCATTCTTCTTTGCTTAGGTTTTTAGCCGAAACAGAGTTTGAATTATATACACAATTATCTCTGAAGCTCACTTGTCTTAAGTGGTGCGGATTTACACATTTTCTATTCATACATATATGGTCTATACATAAATTTTTATCATAATCGGAATGGAAATATTTGTATGACTCAACATGAGCAGAAAGAGGATAATTATTGCGCGATATTTTTCCGTACCCATTAGGAGAAATACTAGATAACCAATTCCAGCATTCGTTTTTTCTTAAAACTGAAACTTTAGACCAAAACCTGGCATAAAAAACAGCATTTTCTTTCGCACTAGCAAGCTGGGCTTTTAGTGCGTCGATTTCGTTTTTCATTTCATCAATTACTACATGCTCCGCTCTTCCAAATTCATAAAGCAGTCCAGATATAAAATTCTTGGGATTTGACCTTGAATCATCTAGCCATCTCTCAAGTGCTTTTTTATCTATGATTTCATACTCTCTCATACACCCTCACTTTATTTCGCAGATAATCCTAAAGCTCCAAATCAAAATCTTTCTTGCGTAGAATCTTTTTTATTAATTAAAAAATATACTTGATCTTCAAGTTTTTTCACTCTTTGATATAAATCAATTTGCACGGCTGGTTGTGCTTCAATTTTATCCTCCGGCGGCAATATCTCGCTGCCGTCTGGGCGGTAGAATCTAACCATCTTAAATTCATTCCAGTGCCGTAGGCCAATGGCTTCACTAAGAACTTGCATGGAGCCGTCATTCATTGTTCTTATATATATAGATTTTGCATTGCTATCAGATAAGCCAATAATCGTTCCAAACTTAATTTCCTCACAACTCTTAATTTTTTCCAGTGTCCAAACGCTCATAACCCAATCCTCATTTTTAACTTTATTAATTTAACCACTTTCCTAATGCTCAAATTTTGCTCGGTAATCATTTTGTTATTATGAAAAATCATCTGCACCTGATTCAGTACAATATTAACATCAACTAACTCATCTATAATTTGATCTGCTGTTACTGGTTTACCTATTACAAATTTGCACAACACTTGCTGCAATTCTGCTAATTCCTCAACTGCGGCAATTAATTGATTATTACTTCCAAATTTTTCAAGCGCAGTTCTATAAATTTCGCATTCATTTATTTGATCTTGATCAATCATAACCTACTCCTAATATGACTTTCATAATCCTGCACAATCGCATTAACTACTTCGTGCGGTTCTATTTTTAAAACTTCACATAATTTAGCAATGCGTTTTGCTGGCACTGTACAAAGCCCACGCTCAACATTTGAGATAAACTGCGCATTCTGATAACCAATTTCTGCGGACAGTACTTCTTGAGACATGTTTGGAAATTTTAACCGTGCTGCTCTAACGACGCTGGCAATATATTTAAATCGCCCAATTTTGCGAATCATAATCCCCCCAATAAATTTCAATTATTCTATAAATAATAATTAAATTAGTCTAACGTTTTTACACAATAAACTTGTGTGTCATACCAATAACTGTGGCGGTATTTCATTACTCTGGATTCGTGACAAGTTGTCTGGTCCCAACCTGTTTTTTGAAATTGTGTGCCAAGAAAAAAACCAGACAGGGCGACTAAAAAAACATAAATTAATTTCCAAATATTACTCATAAACACCTAGCGCCTTTAATTCTGCCAGTAATTCAATCGCCAATCGTCTGCATTGCGATCTGCCGCCTATCCTGTATTGATAGAATGTTGCGATTAGATAATTAATAACATCGTCATGTGTTGGTTTTTTAATTTGTGTTTCCATAATTTAAAACATCTCAAGAGGGATTGATTTAATATCAAGGTTTAATTTTGACATTGTTTGGATCGCTGCTCGTAAATTATCTCGGTCCACTGGCCTAACGCTCATTGCTCGAGCTAGTTTTTCTCCTGCTGCTTTTTGTTCGGCGTTTAATTGGTCCCAACACTCCCAAGTTTCGCAGTAGAAACATTTTCTTTTTGGCAAACAGACGCATTTTTTATTCATTTAATACCTTGAAAATAAAGTTATATGTTTAATTAATCGTCAATTAATTATCTATTTCTGTTTAATTTTGTAAAAACTATCGGGCGGCCTAGCAAAGAAACACCCGATAGAATTACAGACTTGCGTCCGATTAAATTTAAAATTGTTTGCTAGACGGTAAATAAATACATAATCAAAAATGAAAAGTAAATTTATTTTTGTTGTTGATTGTAATCCACTTGTTCATTTACTGTTTTCCATAGTGATTTACTGACTACATTAAAATAATGATTAGATTTATCTAGCCCATATACGGCATTTCTAAGGCTAATATCTCTATGATTTTCTTTCTCATATATTTTTAAAATTTTTTCCATAAGCAGATTTACAACATTGCAACTTTCAACACTCATAAATTTCCTCCAAATAATCTCTATTAAAAACAAAACTGGTAGTCAATTAAGAGTGTACTTGACTGACAATTTTATGGTTTTAGAATTTAATTAAGTATTAATACAAGAATGCAAATTCAATTAAGTTATATGTATTTAAAAAAAATAAACCTTGGTGAGGCAATAGATTGAGAATAAAGTTAATTCTTCTTATCTCTTTTTTATTCGAGACATTGGAAAATTAACCTTGCCACTCTATTGCACATTCACCATCAGTTTTAATAAACCTCTGGAGCCGGCCGTCGATTGTCCCATTACCTATCCATTTCCCCGATTGCCACGTATCAGCTTGGGGCCACGGAACGCCTAGGGATTGCGTTAGATACGTGAATAAATAATTAATAAACCTTAATATTTTGTAAATACCCTACTAAACAATTTGTGACTGGCAATAAAAGCGATTATGTATAATATTAAATATTTAGATGATTAAAATAAATCAGTATTATATTTACTTATGATCTTTTTAGAATTTAATCAAAGTTGATAAGTATTACTTATAATCTATGGCATAAAAATAAAAAGGCCAGCGTTTTTAATGCCGGCCTTTCTATTGTTCAAATTTCTGGAGGGAAAAATGAAATTTAATATTAAATGTTGTTCATTAATTTATCAAGTCGATATTTTACAGCGACGCGCCATCGCTCATTATCGACAATCAATAATGCCAGTTGTTTTTGTTTATCTGGTTTGACTTGGATCAATTCAGTTAATCCTATAATGCGTTGATCTATTATTTTTAAGAACTGCGTTAGATAATTTATTTTTTTATCCATAAAATAATCATATTGCAGCGTATAACCAACATGCAAGGATTAATTTAGGATTAATGGAGCATTAAAGTATTATTAACATGCCTCAATTTGTAATTCTTTTAGGGTTAAAATCGAGTTGGATTAAAAAAGCATACCAATATATCACTTGTCGAAAATTTCGCTTAAAACCTCAAATTTGCAATGAGCATGTTCGCCATGCATTAAATCGGTCCATTTATCTATTTCGGTTAATTGCTGTTTGCAATATGCGCAATACGTTTTTTCGTCGGTTATTTTATTGGTAATAACGCTATGCTTGATTTTCTTTCCCATTACCACCCTCCACGTTATCGATTTTTTTACCAGTAACAATTCTCAATATGCCAGGCCCGTAAAATTTCCATAGCCGTTTTTTTATCGCAAATATTGGCGTAGTGAATCCTTTAACGTCCACATAAACCAACTCACTATTTTCTTCAATTAAAAAATCAGGTTTATATAATATTTTAGCACCACTTAGATAAATTTTTGGTTGCAATGATATTATTTTTAATTGATTAGCTTTTTCTAAATGTAGTAACTGCACATAATAAGCAAGTTCCGCATTAGAATCAAACCATAGATTATTGTATTTAATTCTTTTTTTACCGTTAACAGGCTTATTGAATCTCATTAAGATTAACTCCAGGCTTAAATTATACCAAATCAACGTCCACGCCATGCATCTGCAATATTACTTCTAATTCAATCGAATCTAAACCATCGTAAAAGTCTGGCATGTAATCATCAATCTGATATGCAAATAACAAATTACTTATTATCGCATATCGCTTTAAATCGCGGTCAAGGTTTAACGATGTTTTTAAATTGGCGCGCAAATAATTACGATAGATAGCTGTAGTACGGATTAATTCAGGGAATTGCGCCCATGATTTATAGTGCTGCATTTTGAAATGGTAAAACACAGCACTGCAATGATCAAGATATTAAAGCATCACTATTATCCAGAAACTGAGCCCAATATTTGTCTCTCGCTTTTTGGTTTAGAATATCGCGGTTTTTTTTGCGGTATTCTCTCATCTGTTTTATTCGCGCCTCTCGTTTACTGGCATAATATTTTGCATTATACTTTTTTCTTTTTCCTGCTGTGTAAAAATCTGGTCTAGTCATAATTCCTCAGTAATCAAATATCGACTCGTTTAAAACTCTCCGAACACCCATAGCGACAGCGCGACGTTGGATTGCCTGCTCTAATTTAAACGCGCTATATCGTTTAGGCTTCGACGTGCCAGCTTCCCAGGCCTCGATTGCAGGCCCTTTAATGCCAGCATCTTTGTAAATCTCAAGTTCTGGTAAGCCCAACACATTCGATTGCTGGCGCACATATTTAACTAATTCAATGCCGATTATCTTGCGGCAATTAGTTTTTTTCTTTGTCACGATATTTCTCCAATCTTTCTAAGTATAGTTTTTGGTAAGCTTTATAGTTATCCAACTCCCATTGTTCCCATTCTGATTCACATTTTTCTAATGTTAAATCTCTAAATTCATCATGAGTAAAAAGTCTACAACCACCAGAAACATTTTGTGGCGTAAATGTTAAGTTATAGCGATGGCCTATAATATTTATCATCTCTGCATTGCCGGAAATCTCTGCATCGCCGGAAATACATGCATTGCCGTAAATACATGCATCGCCGGAAATCCTTGCATTGCCGTAAATACATGCATCGCCGGAAATCCTTGCATTGCCGGAAATCCTTGCATTGCCGAAAATCCATGCATCGCCGAATTGTGACAAGTTTTTTTCATACTCTATTAGGCCGCCAAGTTCACCTGGCATAATCAGTGAACCGATCTCAATCAATGATTTAACTCTAAAAAACGGATTACCCGATGGCGCTTTTAAATCAGTCGGAATCATTTCATATTTTTTCACTTTACCGCACCTTGCTGCGCCATTTTTTCGGTGAATGAGTCGGACGCTGCCTTTAGTTCGTTTACTGGATTAGCAGGAGCAACATAGGCCTTAACCTTTGATAAACTAATTTGCAATTGATCCTCTGTTACTGATTTACCACTGATAAACTTTTTAACATTGGCAACGTAATCATCTGGTTTGCCTTTTAATTCTTGCTCTATTTCATTCCTTAATTCTGCTTTTACATCACTGCCAGAATCCAACCATGCTTTTATTTGTTTGCCAGTTTCTTGAGTGATCTTAAAAATTTTGTCTACAAATAAGCCTGTTCTATCTTTACTCGTCTGCGCCTCATGGTTCATAGCTACGTCAAACACCACAGATAATTCATATTCCATACCTTCACGTTGTACAGGTGCCAACCCGACCTTTTGCGGTGCTGATTTACCCTTGCCGTTATCAGTTAAAACGTAATCCTGTTTTGATCTAATTGCCGCGATCAAATGAATGTCAGAATGAAGTAATGCAGAAATAAACTTTTCTTGCTCAGGTGTAAACTTCGCCCAATTTGTGAAAGAATTTCCCCCACGAGAATCCATAGCGCCTTTGCGGTCTAGTATGCCGCCTTCACCATTCCAGGCATGAGATAGAGAATCAATAATCAAAACATCATAATTTGCTTTAACCGCATCATTGATCGCCTCTATGTATTTTTCAGTCGTAAACGGTGCGCGTAATTCTAATGTGTCAAACTCAAACCGATCACTATATAGAGACGCGCTACCATTCTCGGTATCAATAACGGCAATCTTACCGCCTAAACCAGTGGCAATTTCCAATGCTGAATAGGTTTTGCCCGATCCAGATGGCCCTGTAATACCTAGTTTAATTTTTACTTTTTTACGTTGTGCTTTTTTGAACATGCTCATTAAAACCTCCAATAATTATTAAGGTTGGTTAATAATATGTTTTGATTGCGATTGTAAATAGAATATTGACTAATTGTGCTGCGTGTTACTTAAAACAATCAACATCTGGTAATGATTTTTTGATTTGAGTTTTACTCGCGCCAGCGTTTTGTAATATTTTAACCAGCTCGCAGACTTTATTTTTATGCATGCATGAGAAATCATTAAATGCTGGTTCAAAGCACGTTATTACTTCATTTCTTTCATTAACGATTGACTCTTGCAGACTGTCGCCAACATGCCAGTCTGGATCAAACTTAATTGCTCTGTCACATTTTGCAGAGATAAATAGAGGCAGTAAAATAAATATTCTAAGTACGGAATACATCATTTAACTGCCTCGCTGCCTCTGCTCTATTTGGATTTGCAAATGCGTTTCCAATCTTTGTTATTTTATCTCTCAAGATTTTTTCTTCAATACCACGCTCTGCCATGACATAAATACCTTTTAGCAGAGAGTAAACCTCTGGTAAAAACTTCCAAAGAAATTTTAGAAACACCCAAAAAGTCATTATACTTTTTTCTGTGGCAATTTAAGTGAACCAAACCAGTCAAGCAAATAACTAACTGTTTTGTAAATTTTAGAATCTAAAACTTTATTAAAAAATTCATCGTCTGATTTACTTGGCGTTGCCATAACATAAGCTTGGACAAATGACATTACTGGTTTAACAAAAAACCTTAGCATGCCGATAATTGTGAATACTGAAATAACCCATGAGTAATTTACGCCCAAGCTAGACAATGCTGGTTCTAATAATGTTTTAACCCATTCCAATGTTTGTTCCATGATTTTCTCCTTTTAAAAAAATCTGTTAATGTTTGCATCTCGTCTTATTTGACAATGAATATGATCACCTTGACCATTAAAATTATGATATACGGCCACTCTAACAATCGAATCTTTACCGATTGCGCCAATATCTAAAAACTCTCCGTTTAATAAAAAGCATAATTTTTCAATGTGGACGTTTGACCAACCATGCGTAGAAATATCAAACGCTCTACCTTCCTCATGCGTCCTGCTGGTTGATTGTGTATTTTTTCTGTCGGAAATTAATGAAGTAATCAGACAATTTAAATTATATTCAAGGCAAAAAAGATAAACGCGACAATAGACTAATAAGGTGCCTGTCTGCCATTTTTGAATATCAGATAATTTACAATCATCTTTTAATTCAAACATTATAAATTTTTATCCTCAAATTCTAGTGCTGTTCCTTGCACTGCTGTTGCATTAACAGATGATATTGTTTGGCCTGCGGTTAATATAACCTCTATAGTTTGACTTGGACTTCCAGACGTAATTAATGGTTGCCATGTTTGAATTGAGCCAGTGTTAATTAAAGAAGTATTCCCTAGTGTTATACTAGATGCGCTGCCTGGCAATGTTAGATTTTGAATATAAAATTTTGTATATCGACTCGCTGGGACTGTGTAATGTGTTGCCGTTCCCGATCCGTTGACCGCAACGGCGTTTAAAAACCTTTCGCCTTCAAATGCAGATGCCATAAATCTCCCCTATATTGGTCTAAAATATATATATGCGCCTAATGTTGTTGCTGCTGTTTGTGCTGCCAAAACGTCTAAACGTAAAGCATCGCCTTGATCAAATGTTGATTTACTTAATACTGGCAATGTTAATCCGGTGCCAGTTTCTTGAAATCCATCTGCGAAATTTTTAAAAACATAGGCATTATCGCCTGCTGTATAACTTATTTTTGGAGTAGTAGAAAAAATTGTTCCAACTAATACTCCTGTTCCTGATAACCATTTAATATCAATTTCGGTTGTGCCTGCTGTTCCTGCCAGGTAATTAGACATTCCAACAGCAGTTATTTCCATGTCAAACGGACAAATAAAAATGCCGTCTATTCCATTTTGAACTAGTGCCGAATATGTTCCGTTTAAGTTCCATTGATGGCGCTCAAAATGTCTGCGATTAATAAAATTTGCCGTCTGTCCAACCTTTGTCATTAGCGATGCGGAAACGCCTGCCTTAAATTGTACATCTTCTAATTCTATATCGTTTCTTGATTCTGCTAGATTGCTCATAATTTCCTTTTAATTAGAATAATAGATATGGCGCGCCGCTGTCACCTGAAAAACCAATTAAGTCTACATAATGTGTTACGCCAGCATTAAACGGCATGGGATCCACTGTGTTGATTTTTAATCCAACAATCGATAATACCTT